ACAAGGTGAACGAACGCAACGAATGTATGGTGGTCTTGACATCGGACGCGCCGACGATTACACGGTGTTGACAATCCTGAACGAACACGGTCACATGGTACACGTTGAACGCTGGCGTCACGACGATTGGTCACGAATCATTGACAAGGTTGCCGGGTTGATTCGGCAATTCAACGCAATCACTACGGTCGAAGTGAACAACCAAGGTGACGTATTCTTTGAAATGCTTCACAACACGTTGCGCAACAAGGTCGTTCCATTCGTCACGACATCGAAGTCAAAACCGATTTTGATTGAAGACCTTGCGTTGTCGTTCGAACAACGTGCGATTCGTGTCAACGATGTGAAATGGTTGATTGACGAAATCGAATCGTTTACCTATATTTACAACGTCAACACACGGTCGGTTCAATATAGCGCGCCGACTGGATTGCACGACGACGGTGTCATGTCATTGGCGCTTGCTTGGAATTCATTGAAGAACAACAAATCAAAAGGAAAATATAACACGATACGTATATGAAAGTTAAATTGCCCGCAACGCTTCACGAATGCAAACCTGACCAGCTTGTCAAATGGTTGATGTTGGCTGAAGTCATCAAAGACAAACAAAACGACGATTTGTTTCAATTGCTGGATTTTCAATGTCAATTGATTTCGGTCTTTTCGGGACTGAAGGTGTCGAAGGTCAAATCGATGAATGTCGCGGACGTTCAAAGATTGTCAAACCATTGCACGCGAATGTTGTCGTCTTATCAATACGCCGAACCGCTTGGTGAAGTGACGGTCAACGGTCAACGTTACGTGTTCGAAAAGGATTTCCGTTTGATTACGACCGGACAAATTATTGACTTGAAATTGATTGACGACATTGCGTCCGATCCGGTTCAGGCGCTTGCGATTTGCTACGTCGAAGAAGGGATGGAGTATTGTCAAGAAGACGACCGTGGTCGTGTGTTGAATCCGAACGACAAACGTTACCAAGCGTTCAAAGAAGAATTCGATGGTGTTGAATTCATGAATTTCTTCGGTTTTTTTTTGCGCGAATCCGAGAAGCGGAAGGACGCTATATTGGCGATTCAGTCGATTCGGACGTTGATGAACCAACGGAAAGTGATGGACAACTTAAAGATTCGGAATGGTTCACATGGACAAGAATCATCCACCGACTTGGACAAGAACTTGGAACAAGCATTGACGCGGTCACTAAACAACCGTATGTGAAAACGTTGTTTTGGATGAATTACATTAAATTGAAAGACGAACAAGAATACTTAATAACTAAACAATCCATAAAACATGGCTGACTTCGATTTTCTTGAAGAATTCGGGGTGTCGGCTGGTGAAGCGGAACAACCGCAAACCGTTTACGAAAAGTTCATTCTAAACGTCGGGAACAAAGTCACCGCCGACCTTCGCGAATACATCCAAAAGAATGCAATGAACACGGGCGCGCTTGCGCAATCGGTCGTGTACTTTCCTACGGGAACATTGTCGTTTGAAATTCAATCGGACTTTTATTACAAGTTCGTGGACGAAGGTGTAAACGGAATCGGTCGAAACGTCGGAAGCGATTATTCATTCAAGACGCCGTTCGTTTCTTACAACATGGCGAAGGCGATTCAGGAATGGAAAGGATTGGAAATGTCGCACGCGTTCGCGGTTGCTTCGAACATCAAGCAACGTGGACTTCGACCGAAGAAAATTACCGAATCGGTCATCACCGACGAAACGCTTGAAATGATTGCGCGCGATTTAGCCGAAGTCACTGGATTGACGTTTGAAATAAAATTTGAAAAGACAACTGACAAATGGCAATAACATTACATTCACAACCGCAATTCTTTCAACCAGCGTGCAATCCTTACATTTGGGTGTTTTCAAGCAACCAAACCGCACAACCGAACTTCAGCTTCATTGTTGAACTTTACGTTGACTTCGTGTTGGTGTCAACACATCAAGTTTTCAATGAATCAAACAATTACGCGAAGTTCGACGCAAGCGGTGACCTTCGGTGTTTGCTGACATCGGAAATGGTGACGACGGGCGCGTTGCTTACTTATTACGATCCAGCGTTGGCGTTTGTCAACATCAAGATTTACGAAAAGTTTGGAACACCACCAACGATTCAAACGGGCTTTGTGCAAGGTACGGTCAACCGCGCATGGAACGCGTCGCTTCGACATCCTGACTTCATCAATTATGACCACCTTGACTACATGGTGTCAAGAATCAATCCGAATTCAGGGAACATTCTTTTCTTGACGGATTTCCCAAGGGCGCGAAAGTATTTCGTCGGACTTTACGAATCGGCATTCTTGACATTCATCGCAAAGGGTTCGGCGACAAGTTACAATTTGATTTTCAATTTGTACGACATTACGAACACGCTTGTGGCAACCGATACGATAAACATTCCGCTGGCGCTGAACATCGGTGTGATTGATTGTTCACCGCAAAACTTAATCGCGAATACTTCGTTCACGCTGGCGAATTTTCAGGCGTCCGCGTATTTCACCGTTCAGGTTCAGCCGGGAACTGAACCGTTTGGATTTTTTTCAGGATTGACCGAAGTATTTCGATTCGACATCGACACCGAATGTCATCGTTACGAAACAAAACGACTTCATTGGTTGAACAAGCTTGGTGGTTGGGATTCGTTCACGTTCACGCTGGTGTCGGTGAACACATCAAAGGTCACGACATCGGACTACCAACGCGAACGCGGTGAATGGAACATAACGGGAACGGCGTGGCAATATACGCTTTACCACGGTCAAGACATGGCGTTCAACAAGTTTTCAACGGACACGCTTGTTTTGAATTCCGATTGGATTAAACAAGAAGTTCAAAATTGGTTGGTGCGTGATTTATACGAATCACCAAAAGTTTACCTTGAATCTACACCGGGCGCGTTCGAACCGATAAAGGTCACGAATAGCGATTACAAATTGAAACAACGTCGTGTCGATGGATTGATTCAAGAAGTCGTCAACATCGAAAGGACGTATAACTACAATTCACAATTGACGTAATGGCTGGGGAACTTTACATCAACAACCGCGTCATTGAACTTGACCAAACGTTGCCATTTCCGTTGACGTTCAACATCAGCGACATTCGTGACGTGTCATCGCGCAAGGGCAACAAGTCGAAAACGATTAGTGTACCCGGCACGCAAATGAATTGCGCAATCTTTCGTTCGATATTCTTGTTAACGTACACCGACGAAGTGGTTGATCCGAATTCGGCTTTTCTTGACTTCGATCCAAGCGCGAAGGCAACCGCACGATATTACAACAACGGAATTCTTGAATTCAACGGAATCGCACAACTTCAGGAATGCAAACTTGTCAACGGCAATTGGACATTCGAATTGACGCTTGTTTCGGACACGATTGACTACATTGGTGAATTCAAAAAAATAAAAATCAATGAACTTGATTTCAGCGAATTCAATCATGCGTTGACGATGTTCAACCAAACCGAAACGTGGACGGGGTTCAATCAAATCAATGGAACGACGACACCGATAAAAACGGGAACGGATTGGGATGGTATCGGATATTACTACGGGTTGATTGACTACGGTTACCCGAACCACACCGCACCGAACGAATTCGATTGCAATGAACTTGCGCCACAAGTATTTGTTTACGGAATCTTAAAAAAACTTTTCGACCGTGTCGGAATTACGTGGTCATCGAAATTTATTGAATCGCAACGTTTCAAAAAATGTATGGTTGCTTATTTCGGTGGCGATTTTCCAACAATCGGAACGTTGCAATCGGCAAATGATTCGGTCACGGCAACGGAAAACAACAACACTTCAGGATTCATTGTCAACGGTTCAACTTACATTCCGTCCGCTGGGGTTACTTGGTGGAACGATGTCAACGCAAACGATGTTATTGACGCAACCATTTTGACCGATCCCATTACTCAAGTCGTGACAAGCACGCCGTTGTTGATTAGCGCGGGAACTACTGGACTTTACGAAGTACAATACAACGGAACGCATCAACTTGACATTACCTTCAGCGCAAGCGCCACGCATTACTTTCGAACGCGGTTGGTGTTCAACATAATTAAGAACGGGAATCTTATTGCTCAAGACATTATTTATTCGGACGTCTACGATATGGTCATCGGTAATTATTCAAATACATTCGTTTTCAATTACGCACGTTCGGTGAACATGGCAATCAACGACCAAATTCGTTTTGGAATCACGCTTGTGGTCGAAGGGGCGCAAAGTTACGGCGCTCCAAACTTGACACGAACCATTGAATTGACTTCGGTGTCGACGAACATCAACTTCATCAAATCACCGCAAGCGCTTGCGCCGGGTGGCACGGTTGCGGTGAACTCTTTTTTGCCTGACATGACTGGCGATGTATTTTTCAAAGGACTGACAACCATGTTCAATTGGATGGTCAAACCTTCAACGCTTGACGCTACCATTTTGGAAATCGAACCGTTGTCGGAATTTTACAATTCATCACAAGACGCGCTTGACTGGACGCAATTGGTTGACTATTCAAAAGAATTCAGCGTTCAACCGACAATCAACTTTGCGTCGAAATCTTACGATTTTGAATTCAAACAAGACGGTGATTATTACAATTTACAATACCAAAACACGCAATTGAAAAACTATGGTGAATTTGATATTTTGTCGCAATCGCAATACGCCACCGAAACAACAAAGATGACTTTGCCATTCAGTCAAAAACCATTGGTCGAAATAAAAACTAATTTGATTGTCCCTTGCGCGTTTCAAGTGAACTTTGATTCAAACGCAAATGGTCAAGTCGTGCCAAAAAAAGGAACGGTGTTTATCGTTCAGGTCGGTAGATTGCGGACTGCAAATTGGATTTATTACGACGAAATTGGAAATCCGAATCCGTTGACTTATTATCCTTACGTCGGTCACTTGGACGACATCGACACGCCGTCGTTCGATTTGAACTTCGGTGTTCCTGAAGTGCTATATTACCCGGCGACCGTTTACACGAACAACAACTTGTTGCAATATCACAACACGTTCATTCAGGAACTTGTTTCGCGTTATGGTAAATTGCTAACTTGTTACGCAAAGATTGACACGTCAATAATCAACACGCTTGATTTCCGCAACTTAATCAACATCAATGGCGTCGTGTATCGTTTGCAAAAAATAAGCGACTACGATTCAACGAAAGACCGCACAACGCAAATTGAATTGTTGCGATTGATTCAAGGCGAAGGTGTTGCAAGCGACGAACTTGAAACCGAAGAAGAACTACCAAATGACATAATTACTGAAGACGAAGAAAATCAAATAATAATATAAAAATGGGAAAAATCAAATTAAGCGAATTAACGCCGAAGGGCGCACCATTGTCCGCAACTGACTTGTTGTTGATTTCCGAAGTCACGTCCGACGGTTACGCAAGCAAATCAATCACGGGTGCGGAAATGAGAACATCGAATCCTTATGGTTTGTTCGTGTCATTAGAAACGCAAACGACAGTCGTGAACACACCGACACCGATGCGAATTGCAAACGTGTTATTGAATCAAGATGTTAACATCGCGGAAAGTTCACAAATGGTTGTTGACCAAGACGGGATTTACAACGTTCAATTCAGCGCGCAAATTTATCGAACTTCAGGCGGTTCGACACAACACGTTGACATTTGGTTTCGTGTGAATGGTGTTGACGTTGACAATTCAAATACCAAGGTGACCGTTCAAAACGAATACTACCACAATCCTGCATGGAATCTTTTCGTGTCGTTGCGCGCTGGTGATTATGTCGAAATCATGTGGGCAACAACATCAAGTTCAATTGAATTGATTTATGAAAATGGAAATTCAATTCATCCCGCGATTCCTTCAGTAATTGCAACAATCAATCGAATTAACTAATTATGGCAAATAAAGAAGCGGTTTTCACGGTCAAAGTCAACACGGGCAATTCCGTTCAGGATTTACAAAACACCGACAAGGCGGTTCAACAACTTGGAAAAGATTTGCAACAAACACAAACCGTTGCAAAGGACACAAGTGCGACCGATAAATTTGCTCAAGAATTAGCCGAACTTGACGCACGTCTTGAAGCTGGCGGGTTGTCCATGCGTGAAATGACCAAATTGATGAAGGACTATCAAAACATCGCTTTGCAAGCGGGATCAACTTCACCGGTCGGTCAACAAGCGCTTCAAAATTCAGCGGAATTGAAAGACCGAATCGGCGATGTGAAAGCGCAAACAACCGCGTTGTCATCGGACACGGTGAAGCTTGACACGGCGTTGGCGGGGGTTGCGGTGGGTGCGGCTGCATTCCAAGGTGTTCAATCGGCGATGGCGTTGGCTGGTGTTGAAAACGAAAACTTGGTTCGTTCAATGCAAAAGCTTCAGGCGGTTCAGGGTGTTGTTAATTCAATTACGACAATCACCAACGCATTGAATAAAGAAGCCGTCCTTGGTATTCAACTTCGCGTGGCTTGGGAAAAATTAAAGAATTCAACATTCGTCCAAGGGACTGCTGCAACGACCGCACAAACTGCGGCAACGACCGCACAAACAACCGCGACCACCGCGTCAAACGTTGCAACGGCAACTTCGGTCACGGGAATGAAGGCATTTCGTCTTGCATTGGCATCAACTGGAATTGGATTGATTGTGGTCGCTCTTGGTTTGTTGGTTGCGAACTTTGATTCCATTGCAAAGGTGATTCGAAATCCGATTGAATCTTTCAAAGAATTCGGAATCGTTGGGAAAATAATCATGTTTGCATTCACGCCGTTGATTGCATTGATTTCAGGAATCACCAAGGCGCTTCAATTCTTCGGTGTCATTGAAAGCGACGCCACAAGGGCAATGAAAGCAAACGCCGAAAAAAGAACGGAAATCGCGGTCAAAGAAGCGGACAAAAGAATCAACGCTTTGAAACGTGAACAAAAGCAAATGGATGACCAAGCAACGCACGAAATTAACTTGATGAAGGCATCAGGTAAAGAAACTTATCAAGCGGAACTTGCGAAACAAAAAGCACACCTTGCGACTGGTCGCATTTTATTGGAACAATTGAAATTGAAACAAGGCGTTTTCAAAGCGGAAATGGAAATGTTGTTGGCAAACGAAGACCAAGATTCCGACCGATACAAAACGCTAAAGAAAAGATTGAAAGAAACGAACGAAGCGATTGCGGACACCTACAAAGACAACGTCGCCACCAAGAACGCCATCGAAGTTATGGTTGCCGAACACAATCACGAATTGCAACAAAAGGCACAAGAAGACGCAAAAAAAGCATTTGAAAACGCACAAAAGAATCGTGAAAAAATTCGTGAAGCGCAAAAAAAAGCGGACGAAAAAAGCGCGGAAGATTTAAGAAAACATAATCTTCAAATGATTGCCGAAGAAGAAGCGCGCGACGAAGCAATTCGCCGTTCGAAAATGTCGGCGATGGAATTGGAACTTGATGACATTCAAACGCAATACTTTGAGAAACGAACGCAAGCGGAACAACTTGGTGCGGACGGCGCTGAACTGGTTGCGAAACTGACCGCCGAAGAAGAAACCAAAAAAGCGGAAATTCGGAAAAAATACGCGGACGCTGAACTTGCAAAACAAGCGGAACGAGAATCACAACGGCGTGAACGTCAAAAATTCCTGAATGACATTCTTTTGACGGACGAACAAAAGGCGCTTGAAGAATTGAATCAAACAACTGAAGACGCAAAAAAACAACTTCAGCAACGATTGAATTCAGCAAACGAAAACGAACGAATCACGCAAAACGAATACGACAATGCATTGATTGCGCTGGAAGCAAGAAAACAAGAACAAATAAGCGAAATACAAAAAAAGGGAATTGAACAACGCAACGCCGAAGCGCAAAAGGAACGTGAAGAATCTTTGAAGGGCGTCACCGATTTCCTTGCAAAATCTCAAATGGTACTTGACCACGTCAAGACCGTGGACGCTTTAATGGATGAAATCGACCAAGCGCGGTTGAATAAATTAACCGAAGCGCGCGACGAAGACCTTGCGAACCTTGACGCCAAGATGCAAGCGGAATTGAACGCCGAAGGTGTGACCGCTGAACAAAAGAAACAAATCGAAGAAAAGTTTGCGCAACAAAAATATCAAGTACAATTGCAAGCATACAACCAAGAAGAAAAAATCAAGAAGGCGCAATTCAATCGTGACAAGGCAATCAAATTAAGTCAAATTGCAATCGACACCGCTTCGGCAATCGTGAAAGCCATTGCGCAATACGGTCCACCGCCGTCGCCTATGGGAATTGCTGGAATTGCTTCGGCTGGTGTTATTGGAATTACGCAAGCGCTTGCGGTTGCAAATCAACAATACAAATCAGGTTCAGCACCTTCGCCACCTTCATTGTCGGGTGGTGGTGGTGGTTCAATGGCGGGCGCAAGTGCGTCTTCGTTTACATCAACGGCAACACCGACTTCGACCACGGGATTGACTGAACAAGGGACGCCAACACCGACCACGACATCGACGCAAGTTTACGTTTTGGAATCCGACATTTCAGCGACGCAAAACAAAGTCAAGCTTCAGGAATCCAAAACAAGTTTTTAATCCATGAACGACCGCGCGTCGTGTAGAATGTTTCGTTCGTTGAAAGACAACCATAAGTTCGAAGTAATTCTTCAGCTTTCGGAATGTTGTCGTGGTGAAGTTTGACGTTGACACCTTTGCGAATGTATTCAGGAAGGTTCATGTTCAAATAAATTGATTTTATGAAATGGTTGTATTTTTGCCATTCAATCAGTTCGAAGGTTGAAAGTAATTTTTCGGAATCAATCAACACTGGTGAATGCGTTTCGAAATTCCACAACGGTCGGTCGTAATACTTTAAGAATTGAATCGTGTTGAACATCGCTTCACGGTAGTGTGACGGATGCTTCGCAATGATTTCAAGTTCACCTGAATGAATCGGAATGTCGGCGCGAAGTTTTGGCGTCACAAAGAAATCGTCGTTCATGTATATGAATTCACCACCACGTTGACGCGCAAAGGTCAACATTTTGTTGGTAACGTCCGCGCCACGAATGTTGTTTAATTGCGGACAAGGAATGTTGTCAATGGTTGCGACCTTGTCGCCAACGGTCACGATGTCCGCTTCAGGGAACGACATCCGAATGAATCGGATTGATTGTTGAATGTCGAAGTCGTCACGACCACGTCGATAAGGGAAAACAAATGTCATCGAACAAAAATACTTATTATTACAACATGAGAAAAGAACTACCGATTTACGAAATCATGATTGACTTGGACGATCCAGAAACAACCGTTTCGTTTAATTCATTGGTTGAATTTCCCGCGCATGAAAAGAACTTCGAAACATTCAACAAGCGCGTAAAGTACGAATTCAACGAAGAACAACAAGTCATCACCGGGATTGCGATTTCAGCGGACACACCGATTTATCGATATGACGAAGAATCAAAACAGGAATACTACGTCGTATTCACGAAGGACGCCATTCGCGACATCGTTCTTGATTACGCGCGTCGAAACAATTTCAATAACGTGAATCTTGACCACAATCCACACAAGGTCGTTGATGGTGTGTTCATGATTATGTCCTACCAAATCGACAACGAACGTGGATTCACCGCACCGGAAAGATTCAAGGACGCAAACGACGGTTCGTGGTTGGTATCTTACAAAGTTACTGACAAAGAATTGTTCGAAAAAGCAAAGAACGGCGAATTCAATGGATTTTCGATTGAAGGTGTTTTCACCTTACTTGAAACCGACAAAACAAAGCAATCCGAATTCGAAGCAATCTTGAAGGAAATACAATTGTGGCGACGAAACATTGAACGAATTCGAATGTTCAACGACTATCCTGAAGCGGTGTCGAACAACGCCAAACGTGGGATTGAATTGAATCAAAAGTATGGGAACAAATGCGCCACAAGGGTTGGTCGTTTACGCGCGACCACGTTGGCGAATCGTGACACCGTATCGGTGGCAATCATCAAAAGAATGTATTCGTATTTATCACGCGCCGAAGCTTATTACAACGAAAACGACGAAAGCGCTTGCGGAACGATTTCATTTTTGTTGTGGGGTGGTAAAGCTGGACTTCGATGGTCGGAAGCTAAATTGAAAGAAATTGGTGAATTTTCGAACAAGAATACTTAATATAAAAAATAACACATGAACGCATTTGAAAAAGTATTAAAAGAACTTGGTGCAATCAAGACCATGTTCGCAACCGCGTCAAAACAAAAGTTTGAAAGCGCGACATTATTGGATGGTGAAACAACCATTGAATTCGATTCACTTGAAGTCGGTCAACAAGTTTTCATCGTAACGCCTGAAGGACAAATTCCCGCACCTGAAGGAACGCACGCGCTTGGTGGCGATTACACTGGTGTGACCATCAACGTTGACGCTGACGGATTCATCACCGAAGTAATTGACGAAAGGACAACCGAAGAAGAAGCACCGGTCGAAGAAACACCGGTAACACAATCCATGTCCGCTGAACAAGTCGAAGCAATAATCAACGGAAAACTTGAAACATTCGCAACAACTTTCGAAGCGGTTGCCGAAATGGTGAAAAGTATTTCCGAAGACAACGCAAAACTTCGTGGTGAAATTGCAACGTTGAAAGCTGACTTCGAAAGCTTCAAGGCAATGCCATCGAACGAAACAAAGGAAAGCGAAAAATTCGCAAGAGCTGGCAACTTGACTGCTAAACAACAATTTTTGAAAACCTATAAAAACCTATAAAATGTCTATTAAAAAGTATGTAAAATCGAATTTCGACTACGACGTTTCAGGATTGAACGCGTATGTTGACGACCAACGTGAAGACCTTATTCACCGTTCGGTTACTGAAGCGCAAACGTTAAGCTACATTGCGATTCAACAAGGAATCAAAGGAACTGAAGATTTGAAATTATTGAATGATTCAATCGTTTATCAAACTGGTGATTGTTCCATGTCACCTTCAGGTGATACCATTTTCACTGACCGTCAAATTTCCGTTGAAACAATCGGTTACTTGAAAAGATTTTGTCAAAAAGATTTAGCTGGATTTTGGACGCAACTTGCACTTCGTCCCGGTGCAATGGCTGAAGACAAAACTTTGCCATTCGAACAAGTTTTAATTAACTACCTTTTAGAACTTCACGCGTTCGAACTTGAAAAATTGATTTGGCAAGGGAACAAATTGACTGGTTCAGGCAACTTAGCTTTCATGAACGGATTCAATCAATTCTTAACCGTTGCAAACGGATGTGTTGACTTGAATCAATCCGGTCAAACTCAAATCGACGCAACCAACGCATTCGACATTTTTTACGAAGCGTTCACCGAAACACCTGCAAACATCGCCGAAGGTCAAGATTTCATTTGCTTCACTGGTCGTGAAAACTTCAACTATTTATTGAAGAACTTGGTTGACTTAAACCTTTACCATTTTGCACCAAATCAAATCGGAACAATGAGTGAAATCTTGTTGCCGGGTACAAACATGAGAGTGGTCAAAGTGAACGGTTTGAACGGAACAACAAAGATTTACACTGGTCGCGCTTCACATTTCTATTTCGGAACTGACCTTTCAAGTGATTTCGAATCTTATGATTTGTGGTATTCATTCGACGACGATGTGATTTATTTACGTTCAAAATTCCGCGCGGGTGTTCAGGTTCCATTCTTGAATCAAGTCGGAACATACGAAGGAATCTAATTTTTTACGGCGCGTTTCGGCGCTCCTTTTATTAACCTTAAAAAAAATAAACTATGTCTTGTTTAATGACAACCGGTTACAATGACCGAACGTGTACCAACGGCAAAGGTGGAATCAAATCGGTGTTGTTGTTTCCATTAGGGGCAACTTCAGGTGCGGTCGTTTCGACTGCCAACGAATTGACTTCATTGGTTGTTGCTGGTGAAACGTTCCTTTACAAACTGAAATCAAACCTTTCAAGCTACACCGCACCTGTTCGTGTTGACAAAAACAACGGGACGCTTTGGTATGAACACGAATTGTCCATGATTCTTGCAAGTGATTCAAAAGAACTTCGCGCTGAAATTCATTTGCTTGCACAAAACGAAGTGGTTTGTTTGGTTGAAAATGCTGACGGCACAATCGTTGCGCTTGGACTTGGTGAAGGTCTTCAGGTTGCCGACGCAAACGAATACACTTCAGGGGTGTTGAAAAGCGACCGAAAAGGTCATGTCATTGTTTTGCGTGGAATGGAAAACGACGAAGTTCCTGACGTTGATCCCGTTCTTTACGCTTCATTATTGACGCAACAATCACCTTCGATTTAATCTTTATTAACCTACAATTAAAGGGGATGGGATTTGTCCCGTCCCTTTTTTTGTTTATTTTAGTCGTATGGAAATAAAAAAGGAATTCATTGGTTGCAAAGTGTGGTCACCAGCTTTGTCGCGTTACGTTAAAATCGAAGCGGAAAAAGGCGAAATGTATTTGAAGCTTGGAATCATGGAAATTTACGAATTTGAGAAACCAAACCTTGTCAAAAAAGAAAATGTTAAAAATTCAAAAAAACGCAACAACACCGCTGGTGGTGACGGTGACGGAATTGACAACAATCCCGAATCCGAACTACTTGTTTGAATTCATTCACGAACAATCGTTCAACACGCAAACGTGCGTATTGACCAACATTTCGCAAGGGATTCCGCGTTACGATGAATTCGTGTTGATTGACGGTGTCGATGTGAATTTCATTTACGACGGATTTTATATTTACAACATTTACCAACAATCGTCACCGGGGAATCTTGATCCCGTGAACGCGCAAGGGTTGGTTGAAACGGGACGCGCTCACGTAATCGAAGCGGATTCACCTTCGTTCGAATACGATTCACCGATTTATTTCAACATTTATGAATAATAAAATTACATCCATTTCATTTCGAAAGGACTTTCAAAGACCTGAAGAAGAAAAAGACCGTTCAATGGGCTTCGTGAAATGGGGCAAAAAAAATGACTATCCTTTTTTCTTGGTTGACCTTTACAATGGTTCAGCTTATCACCAAGGAATAATCAAAAATAAAACACACTACATTGCTGGTGGTGGTCTTGAAATCGTTTCAGGATTGATTCAACCATTCATCGACAACCGTTGGTCGGACTTCGACATGAACGAAATTGCGGAACGACTTGCGTTCGACCAAGAATTATTCGGTGGCATGGCGGTCAAAGGAACATGGAATAAAGAACAAACGAAGGTGGTCATGTGGGAACACATTCCGCTTGACATGATTCGAACTTCGCTTGATGAAAGAACCTACTACATTTCCGACGATTGGACGGCGTTGAATCAATCACCTGAAAAAACAAACCTTCGCATTTTACCAGCTTACGACAAAGACAAGCGAACGGGTTCGTTCATTTTATATTACAAAGAACCGCACTTGAAAGGTCGAAAGGAACTTGGTGTCTATCCAAAACCGTCGTATTATGGTGGCATCACCGCGATTCAAACTGACGTGGACATTTCAAAATTTCACATGTATGAACTTCAAAACGGGTTCAAGTCGGGAACGCTTATCAACTTTCCTTCAGGTTACCCGGAAACAACCGAAGAATTGAATCGAATCAAAGCGGACGTCAAAGGTCGTTCGCAATCGGTCGAAGACGCTGGTGAAATCATTTTGACATTCAGCAATGGCAAAGACGAAACGCCGACGGTGTTGTCGTTGAACGGGAACAATCTTGACCAACGTTATTTGGCAACTGAAAAAAGCGTACAACAAAACATTCTTGTGGCGCACGCAATCACTTCACCGCAATTGTTCGGTGTTCGTCTTGAAGGTTCATTTAATTCAGCGGAATCAATGGATTTGTTCAATATATTCAAAGCGACTTACGTGAATTCAAAGCAAAAGCGAATTGAATGGATGTTGAACTTAATGGTTGAACTTGGCGGTTATGTTGGCAAAGTTAAGCTTCACGATGTTGAACCATTCCCGAAACCACAACCAACACCGACACCGATTGTTCAATCGTGCCACAATAATCGGTTCACATCCGACGATATATCGATATTTGAACAATTCGGTGAATCACAAGACAAGTTCATCGTGCTTCATTCCGAACCGATTGCATGGGACACACCACGCGCGGATGTTTTCGCACGAAGCGAACAATTGTTCGACAAGGTTGGCGAAATTTCCGCCGTGTTGACTGGTGCGGACAAAGACGTTTTGAAATTACTTGCGGACGGCGAATCAAGTGAATCAATCGCGAAGGCGCTGAACACATCCATTGAAGACGTTGCAAAACGCATTCAAGTGATTCGCGATTTGAATTTGTTGACAAAGGGCGGTGAAGTCAATTCGTTGGGAAACGATGTCATTGACAACATTGAAATTCCCGCGTCAAGATTTCAAGTTCGATATTCTTATCGGACACGTCCAAACGTTCCCGATCCGATTACGCAATCACGCGCGTTTTGTATTAAACTTTTGGAACTGAATCGAAGTTATTCACGTGAAGACATTGATAACATTTCGAATCGTGTTGACCGCGACGTGTGGAAATATAGGGGTGGTTGGTACACGAATCCCGAAACGGGTGCAACGACACCATTTTGTCGTCACGAATGGATTCAACAACTTGTAATTGCACAATAATATGAATTATTTACTTTCCGTTGAGAATCTTAAAAAGCTTGGATTGATTCACCAAAACACCGACAC